TGGTAAATCAGATATTGTTTGTTTAACCTGATCTATTTCTTCATCATAATACTTTACTTCAGGAACTACTGGTATCTCAGATCGTAACTCTTCAATAGTTTCTGATATCTTTTCAAGATCATCATCATAATATTTTATTTCTGGGATGTCTGGTATATTATCTCTTACCTCATTAACAAGACCAACTAACTCTTTCCACTCAGGTCTTTTGATAATATCAATAAATTCATAATCTCTAAATTGCATTTCAGGACTATAATCCTGAAAAGAAACACCACCAGTAATTTCAATATCATCTTCTTCTTCTACTACTATTTCTTCTTCCTCAATATAATCTTCAATAGTTGGTAAAGACTCATCAACTATTTTATCTTCTACTGAAGGTAAATCTTCTACTACATTATTAGGTATACAACCAAGTGCTTCTTCTATATCTACAACATACTCTTCAACAGAAGGTAATTCTTCTACAACTTTCTCTTCTGTTATAAATTCATCGACTGATGGTAATTCTACAGGATTTTCTGTAAAATCATCCAACGACGGCAATTCGTCTTTCGGCATTTTATGAGTATGTTAATACTTCAGGATTTCTCTCCTTTTTTTATTTATCCTGTTCCTTCACTCCATTCTTTAATAGCTTAGCAAGTTCTGCTGTAGAACCAACAAATAATGCATTATTGACTGTATTCGGTCCTTTCTGAGTTGTCTCTTCCTCTACATCTTTTAGTTTCTTCTGAAGATCCATCAACTTATCAGTTGCATCAGAGACACTTTTAATTAACTGTCCTGCGACCTCATATGCCCTTGGCATCTCACTATCCTGTGCTAGTTCAAGAATACCATTAATTGCTTCCTGACCCTTCTCTATGATGCTGTAAAGGTTGCCACGAGTATACTCATAGTCTTTTGTTATATCATCTTTAGTGAGTCTATCAGGTCTTGTTATACCAACGTTAGTCACATTAGTAAGTTGATCCTTTCTAGTAGTACAACCTCCTTCTGGAGTATCACTTACTTCCGAAGGTGTTATATTAAAAGCATCATCTAAATGGTTTTTCACTTTACTCTCCAACTAAAGTTCCACTAAATCCAAAGTCATCTCCTTCCTCTACTAATGCATTATCAGCAGATGTAATGGACTTAACTGATGTTCCTCTGATATGAGCAAGTTTTGTAGTTCCGTCTTGTCCTCTCTTAACAGTCAACTTATTACCATCAACTGCCTTAACATATAGTTCCTCTCCACCCACATCAATATAAACACTTGTAGATCCAGAAGATGCTGTAATAGAACTTCCATCCTCAACCTCAAATGTAGTCTGAGTCTTAGTAATGTCTGCTGCTAAGTTAGTAAGAACTGTTCCATCATAGTTTTGAATTGCTCTAGGAACAACAGAATATGTGAGATTGCGTTGTGCATTGGAAGTATCTGTACCAGTGAGGTAATTGACAGTAGACTTGGTAATAATATCCTTGGAAGCATCGGATACAGGACCAAATAGGTATGTCTTAGCAGTAAATCTTAAGGTATAAAGGAGAACTCTTCTCGATTCAAAGTCTCCTTCATAATCATCCTGCATTGTAATATTTTCTAAAACAATAGGAATATCTCTTTTTTCATTAATAGATCCCACCAAATTAACCGTTAAATTGTAAGAAGGTTGGAAATAAGGTAATATTTGTTCTGTAATTTGCAGTGCATCATCATTTAATTTTGTCATAATAGCAAGTTCAAATTGCATATTATAAGGAACAGGCATATATGCCTTTTTCTCATCTGGAGTATCTGAATCTGGATTTTGAATTATAATTTTCTGAGTAGTAGTAACCTTTCTACTTGGATCATATGTCAAACCAGTAAACTCAAAAGACATCCTTGGTAAAGACAAAGATGTTGCTTTATTAAGATCTGGTGATTGAGTTAGTCTTGCCAAAAACTTCTGAGTAGGTCCATATGCCAAAGGAACCCTGATTATACTAGCATCCGTCTCTCCACCACTTTGCTTGATGGAAATGCTATTAAACAGAGTACCAAAAGCAATAATGGTTCTCCTCAAAATTTCGTTATAAAAATATTCAAACATTGTTATAGTCCTTGTATCTTATATTTAGGGAATACCGAATGGGTTCTGTTCACTGAAGTCTAAAATATCATCTGCAGCAGATTCTATATTGACATTATCAGCAAATCCGTCCTCTGGTGGATCTTCACTAACCACTCTAAGAGAATGAACAGCACCAGAAGTGCTACCAGTTAGATTTTCTCCAATACTGAACATTCCAGAAACATTTGCTACCTCTAGAACATTTGTAGTTGCATTCCAAGTTCTGACTCTACCCTTAACTCCTGTGATAGATCCAGTGACAATTTCATTAAACTTGTAATTACCACTATTATCCAATGAAGGATCACTAATTGTAATTGTGGGACTAGAAGTATATCCAGCACCAGCATTAGTAATGTTGATAGCAGTGATTGTTCCTGCAGTGCTTACAACAGCCTCAGCAGTTGCAGTTGTACCAACTCCAACAGGTCCAGTAATTGTTACAGTTGGTGCTGTAGTGTATCCAGAACCTGCATCAGTAAGTGTTACTATACCAACTGCCCCATCACCTATAAAGACGGTTCCAGCAGCACCAGAACCTCCTCCACCAGTGATCTGGAGTGTAGGTGCAAGAGTATATCCAGCACCTGGATTTGTAATAACAACCTGCTGAACAGATTTCTGATTATCACTAATATTTAAATTACATACATTAATACCACTAATCATCGTAGCAGTAAGAATACCTGTCACACCTCCTGCAGGGGCAGAACTGACTCCAATTGTAGGAACAGCAGTATATCCACCACCCCTATTACTTAAAGTGATTAACCTAATAGATCCTTCAGTATTAAATCCAATTACAGCAGATGCACTTACTCCTGTTCCTACTAATGTAAGTGTTTGAGAAGATCCAAGTAGTGTTGATAGACCATCTTCGGAAGTTCCATCTGCATTATCACCAATTAAAGTATCATCAATCTCAGCAACTCCTGTATCGATAATCTCGTCTTCGTAACGGAAGAGTTCACACTTAAGAGTATAAACGTAATTCTTTTTTAATTGATAAAATGGTTTTTCATGTTCAACATATTTAATTTCAAACAAACGATCACCTAATGGAAAATAAACTAGATCACCCTCTTTAGGTCTGGTAGTTAACTTTACATTAGATTCGTTTTTAAGTAATGGTTGAATATATGTTTCCCATCTTTCTCTAGAAATAACAAGAGTTACTTCATTGGTTTGCTCAATACCAAACTTTGATAATAAAGTAGGATTATCTGCATATCCATCAAAGTTATCCACATATGCTTCAAGTGGATAAGAGTCATCAAATACAGATTGAACAACCTCACGTATTATAGTTTTTTCATTCATATACTTGCGAGGAAGATAGTGTATCTCAACACCATACATCCTCAACTGTTCGTTGATTAAATCTTGAACTAGATTCTGTTCTGAAGTGGATCCTTGCTGGAAAAATGGATTGAGCATAATCTATCCTATCATATCCAAAGGTGGAAGCTCATAAGTATTGGACATTTGTTCTCTGATGACTTCTAAATCTTTTTCTGCATCATCATAGATTTGTCTTCCATTCATTTCTATCCCACCAGGTAATTTAACTCCCTGAAACTTTAATAAATTTTGCCCCCATTGTCTTTTTATAAGAGCAGTAGCATATCTCTTCAAGAATGAATCATTCCATACTCTAGTATAATCATTTGGATTCATAAGTCTAAAACATTCAAGAACAATAAATTCATCAACTTCACATGCCGACCAATCAATATCAAGATACAATCTATCTTGTCTTTGGTTAAATCTAATTTGTTTTCTTGTTGTTAATAGATAATCAATATCAGACAAATAAGTCTGAGTCATTGCATAACTTAAAAGACCATTATATCCAAGATTAAATGCAATATCATTTAAGAATAACTGATATTTAATACTAAACATATTATTTGATATTGCATTACTTCCACCAAAACGAAATATCTTTTCTACTCCAATAACCGATGATGGTACTGGTATATAATTACTATTCTCATACCATTCAAAATCTGATTCTGTTCCTGCAATATCTGCTGTTACAGTTTCTGTTGTTATTCCTGTTCTTTTCTTTCCTGTTAAAACAGATGCTCTTCCCCTATCAATATCAGATTGAGTTATTTGATACTTAAGATATGTTCTAACTACACCATCAAAATGCCTTTCATGGAAATATTGAATAGCATCGTCAATCCTATCTTCACATTGTTCGTCAGCGACATTAATCTCCAGCACTGGAGCACCTAATTGCCTTAAGCAATACTGTTTAAATTCGGATCTACTTCCTGGTTGTGCCATTTATACTCTACCTCTATTATATTTAGGGTGCGGAAGCAATTCCAGCATGAACTAATATATTTCCATTTACTATATTGTAAATTGTTGCTCCAGAACTTACTAGAACATTGTATTCATATCTACCTTCAGATAGATCTCTTGTAGCAGTGGATCCCATTGATATATCAAATATTCCACCACCAGCACTACTAAACCCTACGGTAAAGGTTCCTGAAGGTGTTGTGGTTGCACCAATACCTGCACTTTTCTGCATTTGGGAAGATCCAGTCCAGACTGAAGTTGTTGTCAGTCCTTGGAAATCAAAAGCAACATCAGAAGTATCAACTACATTAAAAGTAGCCTTAAAATCTGCTCCTGTATACAATGCTAAATTAGCAGCATATGGAACTCCTGCATTTGGATCAAATGTCAGATTTTTACTTGCCATTGACTAATTCCTTTAATAGAGATTTAATTTCACCAATTTCACCTTTTAAACTAGCAAGATCTTCTTCCATACAATCCACTCTTTCATTACGTGTTTTTTTAGCATTACGACCTGCTGTATAATGAGTATAATCTAAGGAATTTACATTAACTATAGAACCAGTTCTAGGATCTCTTGCTAGATCACCATTCCCTTCAATATTATAATGTTCCATACTATGCTAGTGCCATCACTCTTAGATCTTTAATTCTAGGAACATAAACCTGACTAGTACCAGTTAATAGAAGTTTAATTCTATAATATCTAAATGCAGGTAAATTATCTATAGTATAAGTATAATCAGAAAAATTTGATGAGATTAAGAAACCATAATCATTATTTTTAGGAACAAATTTATCAGGTAATCCATCACTATCTTGAACATTAATTATTTCACCCCTATTGTTTAAATTATTAAATCCAGGGAAAGGTGTGAAAATTGGTTCAAATGAGTGTTGGTCACCAATTGCATAGAATGCTCTAACATTTGCATTAGTATGGATATGTCCAGATAATAATATTTTAATAGAAGTAGCGGGATTTTCTAATGCTATTTCTTTACTAACATACTGGCAAGCAGTAGGGTCATCAAGAAGAGTTTTTACTCTTGCATCTGTTGCGAAATCAGTAACAACATTATTAACTCTATTAGATACTAGAATTGTACTAATTCTTTGTGCATCTATCACAGGACTTAATCTACTATCTGTAGTTCCTAATGTAACTCTTAATTGTAAAGATTTATTCCCCTCAACATTATCTAATCTTTCATCCTCATTAACTTTTGAGTAAATTGCTCTAGAGCTAGTAAGATAATTGGTTTCACCTATAGTAACAGATTCAAATCCTTGATCAATATATGGAATTTGACCATCACTTATACCTGATGCAGAAGTAGTTCTAATCTCAGCACCAACCGTAGTTCCAGTAACTGTCAGGTTGTGAACATTTAGATTAAGAGCTTCAAATGACATATTCTGAGTTGCTTTTGTGTTATATCCACCACAAGATTTTGTTTGATTAAAGTAAAGTTTGGGGAATCCAACATCAGTGCTTCTATCAGTCGCATCAAAAGCATTTCCATTAATAGTTTTACTTGTCTGATCTATTTTAATATTATAAAAATCAAAACCAATTGATCCAGAGGATGCTGTAGATGTTGAAGTTGATAATCCATGCGTTTTATTAATTCTTGCAAGAGAGACCCCACCAAGTTCATATTTATAAACAGGTGTTCCAACTGTATAATCAATCTGATCATCTCCTCTAGTATCAATAGTAATTACATTACCAGTAACATTATTATACTTAATAATCTCATTTCCTATTTTAACCAATCCAGCATTGGTTGTTCCAACTCCAACATTTTCAAAAGTGGTAAATGCACTAGCATCATCAACACTAAAGGAAGCTTCATTACCAACATTTAATGCAAGACTTAATTTTGTTGGTTTAATATCAGTCTCAACATCTTTTATTACTACCAAATTTTCGGTAGAATACATTCCATGATTTTTATGATTAACTTGGAAATGTAATCCATCAGATTCTACATCAACTGAACTTATGGTAACATTACCACCATGACTGAAATTCAATTCCGTGGTAACACCAGCACTATTAGTATATCTCATTGTCTTGCCAGCACCAGTTACAAAATTACCTTGGACATTATCCAAAATAAGTTCATTTGTCATTCCAATTCCAGTAATTGAAAATCTACCATTAACACCAACAGTTCCACTACCACCAGTAGAAAGACCAATAGTCGTAATACCAACAACATCACCTACTTGATAACCACTTCCACCAGAAGTAATAGTGCAAGCACCAACAACTCCATTTTCAATATAAACATTACCAACAGCACCTTTTCCATTACCAGTAACAGTAACTAAATTAACATTACTAAACGTTAAATTACCATCTAAAGGAGTATAACCAATACCAACATTGGCAATACTAAGTGTTCCTGTAGCAGAACCACCTGCACCTACAAGATTACCTGTTGCATTTGTTCCATCTTGACTGAAGGTATTTCCCTCGACATAACTATCACCAACTGTTGTTCCTAATCCCACTCTTATTTTTCTAGAACCAAGTATAAGAGAATTTGGTAGAAGTGTTGGAATTTGATTATTTCCTTCAGTTAACTCTGGGCTATAGAAATCCACACTTCCTGCGGTTTCAAACTCTGCCCTATAGAGGGTAAATTTAAGATCTTCCCATTGACTTGGTTCCCAAGTAGAAGCATTTTGTGATTTAAATAAAGATCCCAAATATGGTTGGTTTGAAATATAAGTATCAGTTAAAAGATCAGTTTCACCAATCCTAGAAATATAAACACTGTATTTTGTTGAGTTGGATAATAATGCTATTGCATAATCCATATTACCACCCTCAACATAAATTGGAGATTTAAACACAACAGTGGTTGCTACAGATCCATCAGCAGAGGTAGAAATATCTGCTGGATCTAATACAATTTCAGAGAATGGAAGAACATGTTGTGTTGGGTATCCATTACTCATAGTTCTTAACTGAACTATACAAGGTATATCAGTATCATCTTTAGTTCTAAAGAACAAATCACATTTTGTTAAAAAGACTCCACCTCCATCTTCTACTTGGAAGGATTGTGCAAGAGGATCTCCCCAACCATTAGTGAACCACAATCTATCCTCGGTTCTAGTACCAACCACCTCAGTCCCAATAACTGTTGTTCCAAGACTTTCCGAGACATTTCTCTCTTGGAACTCTGATCTTTGCTCAACTCTTGCATTTCTAATAGAAAGAATATTTTCTTGAACAGTCTCTAGAGTTCCAGAAGAAGTAAATGATTCGTCAGCCAGTGTAGTTGCTGTATTTGGATCATTTTCTGGATCATTTGTTAGAGTAAATAATTTTGTTCCAGTTTCAAATTGTGGGAAATTAATATTATTTGGATTTGGAATAAAGAATGATCCAGCACAGAATGCAGAAACATCAGAAACCAATTTTACACTAGTAATAGTTGCTCTTGCTCCACTAGTATGACCATGAATCACCATTCCTTCTTCAATATAACCATAATAAGAACCTTCCACTTCATTAGATAATGAGAAAGTATCTACATTTATCAAATCAGAAGTACTTGAATAAGATGATGCTAAAGCTTGGTTAGTATATGGATTCTCACGGAAAGTTTTTGTAGGAACATTATATGGACCTTCTTTATGATTTAATTGAGCAACTCTAAAAAATATTTTAGGAGCACTATCTCTACGTCTTCCACCCAATCCAGTTGCTGTAACTGTTCCATGAACTTGTTCTCCAACTTGGAATGTTCCAGAGGTCATTGATATTTGAATTAACTTAGGAACACAATACTTAGTTACATTTTGACCATCAAAGAAAGCGTATAATTGTGTTAATGGTTTAACTCTTTTAGCAATAAATTCAAGATTTCTAGACCTCATAAATGGAACAAGATCTCTACTAACAACCCTATCCCCTACTGATTGTTGATCAAATGTTTCAGTAACAATAGTTTGCCTTCCAGATCTTGACTCAACTCCATGTCTAGTAGTTTCTCTACTTATTTCTGCAAAATCAGTTATATCCCACCGTCTAAACCACTCAGTTCTCCTACGTCGATTATTACTTCTAATCATCCCAAGAAATTCTGGATTACTTTCTTCAGACCATCTACCACTTTCAAAATCACGACTTGTAGTTCCTGTCCAATTAGTTTCCCATGAATTCCATATAATAGGTCCAATTCCAGTCTGAGGATCAACCCCCTCAGTATCTGCTAAACTATTCAGTGTGGCAGTATAATCACCTTCAGTTTGAATAATCTTAGCTTCTAATCTTGCAGTATCTATCCAAGTATCGGATGCAGGAGTTAATTCCATAGTTCCTTGCCAGAAACTAATTAAGAAAGGAGTAACACTTTCAGATCTAGTTGCAAAATTTTGCTTTAACCATTCAACATCAGTATAATCGAGAGTTATAGCATCACTATTCTTTCTTACATTAATACCTTCAAGTGTAGAAAATCGCATATCAATTGTAGAATCACGACCCACAACAGGACCAGCAATACAATCAACTGAATTGGTATAATGTCTTGGACGTAATTCTTTATTTTTTCTATCTATAGAATTGTTAATAGTTCGTTCTTCTTGTGTTATAAAAGATGTGAAATTATCAACAAAAAATCCAGATTTAAATCTATTCAAACCATCTTGATCAGGAACAAAGAAATTAGCTGTATTAGTTTCTAATAATGAAAGAGTTGTGTAATACTCAAGATTTTTAATTCTAGTGTCTAATTTTTTGATGTCTGACATCGTATATCTACGATGATCTAAGAAATTTAAATAAGCATCTTTGGAATCATAAAGATATGGTGGAAGATTGATAGTTGCTATTTCTATTGCATCATCAACAGGAACTGGAGACTTAGGGGATTCAGATGGTTCACCAAATTTTATTTGGAAAACACCTAATTTATTTAAGAAAATTCTATCAATACGAGGAAGATAGAATGAAAAATCTACAATTATAGATTCATCTGATGCTAAAATATTTGGTACAGAATCTCCAGATCCAGTAAATACCCTTCCAAGAAATTCTAAAGGAGATCTATCTCCTTCAGCAACTGATGCAATTGACGAAACTCTTGGTCGAATATCAATAATATCTGTAAGACGGTTACCATTAATTGTTTTAATATCTTCTGAATAATTAAATTGGTCATAAGAGTTATTTGTGACAATATCTCCCGTGTCATTAGAATCAAACGATGCACTTTGATAATAAATTTTTATTTTTTTGGATGGTGCATTAGAATCTGTTTTTCTATTAATTGTTGCATAATTATAAAAAGTTATTTCACCTCCACTATTACAATTATAATTATCCTTTATATCAAAACTAATTGCATCAATAGTTGAAATAACTGCTTGTGCTCCAGACTCTTGGAAATTTACAGTTTCACCTTCTTTAAATTCATTATCATTTTTATAAACAAAACTAATTTGATTATTAGTTAATTTTTCTGCTACAATTGCTACAGATTCACTATTCTGACCTACCATGTGCTCACCAATTATAAGTTCATTAGTGGTAGTAGATTGAGTAACAATAGAAGAAAGAGTTACTTTTGGTGCAGAAGGATCACTTGTATCTGCTGATTCAAAAATACCATGAACTCGAATAAGATCAGGAACATTAAGTGATATAACATCATCTTGAACTCTTGTTCCGTATGGATAATTTCCATAAGTCAATCCATCATTTAATGTTGTTGCTCCAATTCCAGATCCTTGTTCTTTTGAATAATTAATAACAATAGATTTAACTTTATTGTTTATTTTCTGTTTAGCTTTTGGTTTTGATTTTTTAATAGTAGCAATAAGAGTTGCACCATTATTTGATTGTGATGGAGTTGTTAAACCACGTATTTGACAAGTGTTACCAGTTCCAAAATCAAATTGATCAGCAGTCAAGTCATAAGTAGTTCCATCAGCACCAATTAAAGAATATCTTTTAGGTGTAAATGGTTGAAAAGTTTCATCAGTACCTAAAGTTGGTAATGGAGTGTTTAATTGACCATTGCTAATAGATACAGAAAATGTTTTTCTTATAACAATACTAGCAGAAGTTAAATCAACATCTGAAATATTGCTCTTAGGAAGAAGAGTATATAAAGTATTATCGGATGAAACATCTAATATACTTGACATAATTTTTAAATCACTAACATCCTTAACAGATGTTTTAGGAAGAGTTCCATCAACTATTCCAGTAACAGTTGTAACTCCAGTAACATTAATATGAGAAGATCCAACACTCACAACTCGAGCCATTACAGGATCTTCAGAAACACTAAGATCTGTATACTGAATTAAATTACCAACAGTTGTAATGCCAGGGAAATTTGGGTTAGAACTCTTAATAACTGATTGATTATTTGCAAAAGTAACTACACCTACTGTTGCTACTCCTACAGGAAATAATAGTGAAGGAATTATATTAGCATTAAATGTATTAATACCAACTAAACCATCATCAGTTCCATATACTGATTTCACATCAGATACAGAATATTCAGTAATACCTACAGCAACTCTTCCATTATTAACACCATTAATTATAAGTTGCTCATTTTTAATAAAGTTGCCAGTTTTTTCATAAACAGTTAATCCCAATCCAGCCGTAACTGATCCTTGTAGGAATGCTTTTGCTCCACTTCTTTTTCCTTCAATAATAGCAGGAACTGATACTGTTATTGGATTATTTACTTTTAATTCAGTAAATGTTTGTACATCATATAAAGCAAGTTCCCATTCATCTAAATTTGAATTAGTTGAACTATAACTTTGAGATTCCAATCTAAAATCATAAACTCTAGCATATCCTATTTCATTTCCAGCAGCATTTTCTTGATTGGCTCCTTGTCTTTGACTCCTCAAACTTAAAACATATGTACTACCAATACCTACAGTAGGAGTTCTATAAACACTATTTAATTTATAAGTTGGACCTGTATTATAAATTATTGAATTATTTTCTATAAGTTTTGTATCCCTTGTTTTAGGAGCATCGATAAATGTTGGATCCAACATTTCAATTTCATATCCTTTTACATATGCTTTTCCTGGGGAAACTTTATATAAAGCTAAGTCTTCAGAAGGAGTTCCTCCACTAGGTGTAAATTGACCAGCTTGAAAAATACCCCTATTTCCAATATTATTATTTAAAGAATTAAAAACAGTAATATCAAATGGTTTTATATCATAATTACCACTCTCATCAAATGTTCTTCTTGCAAGAGTATCTGTCAAATCTATTGAACCTGCTCCTCCACCACCAGCAATTATTAATCCAGTATTCCCTATTGAACCTGGTGCAGATCCTGATCCAGCACCTTTAGTAGTTCTTAATGTACCATCATTAACGGTTCCTAGTTCTACAAAACTAGTATCATCAAAATCATCTAAAGATTTTTTAAATAGACTTAATGAAATTTTTAATCTATCAGCACCTGGTGCAGCATAATTATTATATCCCTGAGAATTATCATTTAAACTTTCATCAATATCAGCATTGATTATTTCTTCATTAACAAATAAACCAATTCTATAATTAGGTGCTGTTCCATATTGATCAAGAATAAGAGTTTCCTCTTGTACTCCTGCAAATTGACCATGTACAAAATATACACCTTCTTGAATCTGGAAAGAAGATCCAGTTATAGCAGCACTATTACTTAACGTAACACCAAAAGGAGCACCTGGAGCAATTGTTGTATTTCCTAATAATCCAGATACAATTGTAGTATTGCAAGTTAATTCTTCTCCATCAAAAAATTCTTGAGTAGAATTATTGGTTGTACTGGAATTTAAATAGTTAATATAAACAGTAAGTTGACCACGTTCAGATTCTTCAGGTAATAAAAAATTATCAACAATAGCACTTACACCAGATCTTTGTCCTATAATTTTTGTACCAATTAATTGGTCAACATATGCAGATACAGGAACACCTTGGTAATTATTTTGTATTTGAACACCAAAATAATTTCTATTATATCCAGTATTTCCAGGAATTACTTTAGCACCTTCTTTAAAAAAGTGCTGACCAAACTTTTCAATTTGATTTTGTAGTATAGATTGAAGAGTCGTTATTTCTCTTGCCTGAACAGGAAATCCTGGTTTAAATAAAACACGATAAAAATCATTCGATGAATCATAATCATCAAAATATGGTGCTACATTTAAATTTGTCTGCTGTGGCATGATTTCTTAGAACTGCAATACTATTTTAATATCTTCTTTTTGGTTAACAGACCTAGTTATAGCTGGTCTATTATCAATAAAAATAATGTTACCACTATGTTTCTTAACTTCTGGATTGGAAACACCATCCGTAAAAGTTTGACCAAGATAATACGTGATATTATTTATTACAGTAGATATACCTGTAAATCCATTATCAATTTGTAATGTAGACCCAGTTGTAGGAACAATTTCCAAATTACCACCAGTTCCAGGAGAACCAGTAAATTGGGTTAAATTGTATCCGTAGGTTGGGTTTGTTTGTGCAGTTCCAACAGTATTAAATCCAGCAAGAGTTCTATCCTGCCAATATTTTAATACCCCTGTTTTTTCATCATAGTTAATAACTCTTCCTTGAGCAGTTGATCCTGCGGAAATTGTTTGTGTAAAATAACTATCTGCAGTAAATGTAGCAGAACTGTAACCAGAACCAGCTAATCTTAAAGCATTTGTAGCACTTGCTTTGTCTGCTGATAATAAAGCAGTAGAATCATACTTTTGAGGATTTTCTACTAATCCAACTCTTGCTATTTGGTTACCAGTAACAAAATCTGGATTTTCATTATCATTTTCAATTCTAGAATATATGAGAACATTCATTGCTCCCAATTCTCTATAAATGTCTGATCCATGACCACCTTGAGGTGGAATAATAACATCAAAAGTAGGAATAGTAGTTCCAGTTGGAACACCACCATCTTCTAAAGCTACACTACCATAAGTGTATCCTGAACCTTGCTTAGAAATTACTATAGTATCAACCTGTTGGTCGTTAGTTGTAGTAATTGTACATTCTGCTCCAGATCCATCCCCTTTAATAGGAACTCTTGTATATTCAGTACCTCCAGAAGGTCCTATGGTTTCACCACGATTTGTAATAGTAACTATTTTAATAGAACCGTCTACAGCATTATCCCTAACTGCTGCATCATCTACATTTGTTTCCCAATCCAAAGGGACAGGCATAAAATCAGTAGAATCAAATTTAATAATATCAGCAGGTTTAATTGTATAAAGATACTTCCAAATATAATTATCACCACTACTTCCAGCAACCCTTGGTTCCAAATCAGTGAAAGTTGGTTCATCTAGTGAAGGTCTTCCGTTAGGGTTATCTGGATCAGTTCCATTTTGAAGACAAATATAAACTCTATAATCAGAGTTTATAACATAAAAAGTTGCAGAATATAAATTCGTTGCACCAGATACTGGAGCAGTATTAGATCTACTATAATCTCCTCTATACATGTCATAGGTAGTACCTGATGACCAAACTCTTTTAGTAACAACCTGTCTACAATCACCTGCACTAACTTTTTTCAGTGCAATCATATTATCCCAATAATCATTCTCTTCGGTAAAATTATCTTTTGGAGAGGGAGGATCAGTATTCCAATCAGTTTGAATATCAGTAGGGTTTGGTAACCCGATGAAAGAATAATAGGCGTTAGTAGTAGATGTAACTCCCGCGACAAAATTCTTTGCATTCAACAATCTAATCTGATCGGTTATAATTGCAGCCATTGGACAGAGATTTTTTCTTTATTTATTAAGGATTAACTTGGGGGTGTATAATATTGCTTATGTTTAAGAGATCTAGATCTTCTTACAATAGGAGAAGTAGTTATTCCTCCTACACCACCTAATGTATAAGCATCATAAGCATTACTTTCAGATCTTGAAGGAAGCATAATCTTACCCCAACTATACGATCCAAAGTAATTTCCAGTTTGAATTCCAACTCCACTAAAACTAGGCCATTGACCAGTCCATGTAAAATTATCACCAATCTTAACGAACACTCTATTCATATGAGTGGTTCCTATTCCCACTCCATCAGAGGCAACTCCAGTTGGAGATTGAACTATCTCAAATGTATTTACTTCATAAACATTATTTACAAAGTCGGTTCCAATTCCAATAGTAGCACCATCTGCGGCCAAAGCACGAATTGATGTAGATGCAGATCCAACATTAGAATCATTAACAATGAAATAATCACCAGTACTAATTCCGCTAATAGTAACAGCAGTGCCAGTAATATTAGAATTTCTCAAGTCTGAAGAAAGAGGAATATGTAAATCAAATACTAATTGATATCCAGTTGAAACACCAACAGTAGTAGTTCCAAATCCAACAATAACACCAGAGTCTCCTCCATAACTACCCACAGTATTTTCTTCTTCAGCAAAATCATATACAGGTGGACTAATAAGAACTGATGGTGGATTAGATGAGGTATATCCAGATCCAACTGCAGTAATTGCAATGCCAGTAATAGTTCCAGCAGCACTAATTATAGGAGTTCCATATGCTCTAGTAGATGTTGTAACAACACCAGTAGTATTATCACCAATAGAAGTTGATCCAAAACTTACTACTGCGGTGCTGTATCCAATACCACCAGTAGAAATTGCCACAGAACTAATAGTTCCAAGACCAGATACAATAGCAGTTCCAGCAGCACCAGCTTTTATTTCTTGAGAAATAAATCTAACTTTCTTTTGGAAATTAAAGTCTGATACTTCAGGAGTAGCATCATCAACTTCATCATAAGGATCAAAGTAAGGTCTTACATTTTCAACATATATTACAGTTGATCCAATACCTACAGATTTAATAATAGGAGAATAAGGATTAATTACGGGTTCATAAATTTCCCTATCTTTTCCTACACCTATCTGGTTAATAATTTTATCTTCAGTTTGCCTAGTCCATTTAATAGGTCTTTCTAAATTAGGATCTGCAGTATTTCCTGGTCCATAATATGGAGGAGTAGAAACACGATCAGTAGAATCTAGACTAAGTGGAACTCTAATTGATTCAGTCAACCAGAAATCTTGAGATTCTAAATGACCTATTTGTAATTCATCACCAGGTTTAACAGTTTCTAAAACTCTTCTTTCAACAACATCTTGAGATCCAGTTCCTTTATAGAAGATTATCTGTATACTATCTCCTATTTTAGGTGCTTCGGTGAATGTAATATTACTACCACCTGGGAAAGTATAACCCTCACCAGGAACTTGAGGAACATCATTAACAAATACTAATAGAAGATCTTGCTCAATAATCTTAGAACCTTTTCTACCTCTAATTGTCAATGTTTCGTTATTAAGAGTTAGTGGGAAATCCTTTCTAGTTCCAGTAATAAATTTCTCAACATTATCTACTGTTTCTAGTTCACCAACAGACCAACCAGTAAATTCGTCATAGAAACATGGATCAAGAGTGAGTTGGAATTCCTTATATGTCTTAGTTGGATCAGTAGGAATACCAGTAGTACCTCCGATAGGTAAGGTTAAAATTTCATCATTACCATAACCACTTCCAGTGTTAGTAATTGTGAAACTGATTATACTTGATCCTTGTCCAACAACAACATCAACTATACCACCTGTTCCAACTCCAGCAGGACTATCAGAGGAATAAGTTAAAGCAATACCACTATAAGATAATGGACTATCAACAATAACTTTAAGTGGTCTTCTAACAACACCACCTCTGTTATAAAGGTTGGTTTGTGTAGATATTCCAGCATCAAAGGCAAAAGAGGTTGTATCTATAACACGAGTAACTGGTGTGCTGTCAACAGGGAAATTAGTAGGTAACTTAATTAACTGAGCAGTACCACCAGATGTATATTGAAGTGCAGTGCTACTTGCACCAACTTGAACAACAAAACGTTTTGTGGTTAATACAGAACTAATTCTAGATCCCGTATAATATGGATCCGATGTTCTTGGATATGTAATATTGCTACTACCCTCAGTTATTGCTAATCCTGTTAATATGATATCCTCATTAGCAACAAAACCATGATTAGCGGAAGTAGTAACAGTTGCAACACCACTAGTAGCACTATAAACAAAATTAGTTATTGCTTTAGGACTAGAAGATAGATTTGTAAATGCAATACCAGTTATATCTGCCTCTTCACCCACAGAGAACCCATGAGCACTAGATGTAGTGACTGTAGTTAATCCAGTAACCGTATCATACCCTACATTTGATATAAAGAGGGGTATGTTAAACACATATGGATTAGTAATAGCAACACCTGTGATATGTCCATCTCCAGAAATCTGTGCTGTTCCAATTCCAATAATACTTGTGCCTGGTATTGTTGAAGTTTGAATAGCAACATTTACAGTGGTTTGAACACCCACTCTATAACCAGAACCTGTATTAGCAATACTTACCGATGTTACAGTTCCTGCAGTAGAAACAACTGCTGTTCCACCTGCTGCTACTAGTGGTTGATAACCAAATCCCTCAGTAGAAGATACGGAAACAATCGCACCACCTAACGGAAGTGTTCCTACATTAGGATCTGCAGAAACAGAACTACCTGTGCCAGTAAAGGTAATGGTAGTAATACCAGTCGTTGTTTGAGCTAAAGTATAGTTATTATCAGCTCCAGGAGTTTGGAATACGTCATTAACAAGAATGATTGCATTATCTGTAGTTAATCCAGATACATTTCCTGCACTAGATTTAAGAGTAAAGTTTGCTTGCTGCCCAGTAAATTGATCAGAAAGACTATCAAACACATAATTTCTATAATATGTTTCATAAGGAGTATCTGGAACACCAGACCTCATAAACATTCTTCCTTCAAAACTCGATCCAGTTGAAATACCAACCCAATCCCTTTCATCAGGTCTATTTGTAGTAGTGCTTAAAGGAACATTACCACTTGGAGCAGCAACAAAGTTTATAGTATTCTCAACAACATTATAATTACCAACAACTTTAGTAACTACAGTAGCAGTGCTGTATCCAGCAAGAGCTGTTCCCATCCAAGGTCTTCTAACTTGTATCCTATTAGTCAAACCTATACCAACACCATCTACTCGCATAATCTCATCACCAATCTTAATTAAATCTCCACCAAATATGGAAGTGATTCCTGCAAGATTAATAAACTCATCTGTAGTAACAACTGATGAAGTTAAGTGAGATGTAACTGCTGTAGAAACTATTGGAGACTGGATTATGTTATCAATAGAGACTAATAACTTAGAATTCTGATTAATAGAATTAAATCTATGTGAAGTTCCTATTCCAACACTAGTAATATCAACTACTTCTGGAACTGTCTTCAGTGCCTTCTCAGCAGTTTCTGCAATCTTAATTGAGTCATCGTCAATCTTAACTGCAAAGAATGTTCCAGGAAGTTTATTAGTTGTGCCAACTCCAACAAATCCGTTAGTAGTAGCAATACCAACTGCCATTGTCTTACCAGCACCAGCATGATTGTATGTAAGTTGCTCTCCAGTAACAAAGAAGTGGTTAGGTAGAATAATAACATCATCATCAACTTTAACAATAGAACTATCTTCACCAACAAATGGTTTTTCAAATATAGTATCTGATCTATGCTTTAATTCAAATTGTCTCTTAACAGCACGGTCAGTTCCTTCATAATCACCAAATCCAGATTCTATTGCACCATTATCAAAGTCAATTGTGTCTTTAAGATCATCATTAATTCTTAATGCATTACTCCATACATTCGTATGAACATCAATACCTGCATTTGGAGTAAAGAGAATAGACATTGTTCCAGCAGATGAAACTCTAGTACCAAATGTTCCTAAACCAGCATTACCAGAATAGATATCACCAAATTGAACATCATAACTTTCTTGTGTTTCATCTTCAACAAAATCATTAACAGCAAGAAATTCTGACATCTGATATGCCTTATTAGTGCAATCAGTAACTTGAATATAACAATAAGCAGCTTGATAATCAGTTGTATACTCTGCTATAACGTTTTCAACAGGAGATGTTGTAGATCCAATACCAGTGCATCTAGATTCAAGAATAGCATGTTTTAATTCTACTGTAGATATTCCACTATATTCAGAAGATGCCATTCCAACTAACATAGTGTTAATAGCACCAGTTGTACCAATACCAACACCAGAATTTGGATAGAAATCAAGTTTTAATAAATCATTTTCAATATATCCATGATATGTTCCCATACCAGTACGAGACACATATCCTTCCGTTATATTCGTTGATAATCGACCATATTCCATTACATCAACAGTTGTTCCATCATGAATAATATTAAATTGATTATATTCAAATTCTTCACGATTAATATCGGGATTAATTGATACTATTACATGAGCAGATCTATAAGTGCTTGCAATACCTACAATTGTTGTAGTTCCAATTCCAACTCCAATAGCAACACTTTCTGTATCTACAATGGAAGGTCCAACTACAGTACTAGCAGTTCCTAATGCATTATCATCCAAATTAAAGGAAAGACTAGCAATCCAATAATCATTAACAGAGAATTTTACAGGATACCATCTCAATTCACCCAAACTACCAGAAATTGCAAAATCAAAATCACCTTGATTATAAACAGTATCTATTTTTCCATATTGATTAAGATAACCAAAATTATTATCATGAATAATGTCAACAATAGTCAATTGCCTCTGAGCAGTAAATCTCTTGTCTTTCACATAAAGGAAATACTTTAATGCCCTTCTTTCTGCTAAAGTCCAAGAAGCAACTGTCGTAAATCTAGTAGATCTTGGGTTACTATTAAATGTTCCACTAAAGTCATCAATAGAAACTACTCTATTACCAATAGATTCTTGGAAATCTTTTAAAATTCTACTTGAGAAAGTTATTTCAGTAGAAACAGTATCATCACCAATACTTAAAACATTTTCTGAAGCAAGATCAAAATCTTCAACAGTATTCATATTAACAGTTGACTGCAACTCGTTAACAACGGTATAAGCAGACAGTTCAGTTGATAAACCAACAACTAATGAGTCTTTTTGATCAGGTGTGGATTCTAACTGATAATCACCAAACTTTTTAAATCCTATAGTATGATTTAAAGTAGAAACTGGATCATCCCAAACCTCAAAGTCAACTCTAGAACTTAATGAGTATGATAAATTCTGATAATAATCACTATCTTGGAATCTTTGTAAGGTTCTATTAAAGAATCCTGATTCTGTCTCCCAACCACCTTCCACTCTTGCAGTAGCAGATAATTTAAGATATGAGTCAAATGATTTAATGGATGTAGCAGTTCCCTGAACACCAGAAGCACCACCAACTATAATATCACCAACAACAAAATCTTTTTGAGCAGATATTCTTAAAATACCAGTAGATGCATCCCAATATTGAACTTCACCTGTTGTGCTACTAAGAGTTCCAGTAACAGTTTCGCCAGTAACATAATCATTTGTTTTTGTTAGTTTAACATCAAATCGTGGGAAGTATTTTTGTGGAACTACTCTTCCTGCTGAGTTAACAAAATCGTATGTGCCTGGTGTTAATTCAGGTGCTAAATCTCCAAAGAAATCTGTAAGATTATAAGTAATACTTCCAATACCACCTAAATTAGGATCAACCTCAGTTAGATTGAAAAGCTTATAATCATATTCTGAAGAGTTATATCCTCTTGCTGTTGTTCCCACACCAACACTAATACCCTCAATATAAACTAAATCACCAACTTCAAATGGGAAGGTGTTTGCAGTGCTAAATCCAGTAGCAAGAGTAACAGTTACATTTTTACTAACTGTGTTAAATCCAACAGTGCTAATACCAACTCCATTAGAGTTTTTAAGAGGAATAACAGTAGGTGGTGCATCATGAATACCAAATGTATTCTTCAAAATCTCTACATTTGGATTACCTAATGTATATCTCAAATCAAGATCAAAAACTGGTTTATTGGTAAATCCGTCAATAACCAAAAGTTCAGGTGCAGAAAGATAACCAACACCAAATGAAGTTATACCAACAGACTCAACAGATTTGAGAGCATCTAATTCAATAACTTGTGGCAATGAAGCACTTGGCATTAAAGTTGGATCAAATGGGAAATTATATCCAACATCTTTAAGTTTTACAGTTTTAATTTTACCAATAGAAGTACTAACACCAGAAATAATTGCATCAGTTCCTCTTGAACTATTAATTGTAGTAATTCCTGGAAGAGAATAATAATTTTTACCAGGATTCTTCATATCAAATTTTGTTATTTCACCAAATGCAGTAGCACTATTAGTTTCATAACTTAAATCTGATAAAGAACCATAAGATGTCTTCTCAGGAATTTGTGATAGAGTATATGTAAATTGATTTGTTGCTGCTACTGTAATATTTTGCTTACCATTATATAAACTTTCTAAAATAGTTACTTGACTTCCAGAAATAACATCCTTATCTACAGTTACCTCTTTCTTAACATCAGGAAGATTACTATCGTAAATAGGATCTAATTTATAAAATAATTCAGTAGGAATTTCTTTTGTTACTGTCAAAGTAACATTAGCGTCGGTTGAAATACCAGCAGCCCCATTTCTTATAACATTAAAATCTTTTGTTAAAGTTGAAGTGTCAAAAACTTTAGTAAAATTCTCATCTTTATATAAAGTAAAGTTAAATGCAGAATAATTTGTCGCTTGGTTTACATATGATAAAGATGTATCAGAAACATCAAAAACAGCACTACAATCTTTGTATATTTTTATTTCTGGATTTATGGGATTAATAGTTCCTACGGAAGTGCTAGTAATTCCAACAATAGGTGGTTTTTCTTCAAGTGATTCGTGATATGTATTTGATAATTTAAATTTATTATCATCAACTTTAACAATATAATAAATCTGTTGATCAACTAAACCACCACATGGTATATCAGAAGTATGAATAATTTTATCACTTGTTTTATATCCATGATTGGATATTGTTAATGTGTTAGTTGTAGTGTTTACTCCTGCTGCTATGAATGATTTTGGATCAATTACTATCTTTCTATTATAATCATTATACTTAACAATAATAGTCGTAGAAATACCAGGACTAACATTCATAAACACATTATCATTATTCAATAATCCATGTGTCTCCCCAGTAGAAACGGTTGCTTTAACTCTATTAATTTCTCCTGTAATTACTTCATAATTTGTTTTAAGACTATGATATACTCCAGTTCCTACTCCTGCAAAGAAGAACGTTGTAGAGTCTCTCTGTGTGCTTGCAATGCCCACAAAAGTTCCTGTAGTACCTAAACCTACCTTACATGTAGATAAACCAATTATATTTTCATTAACAACTGCAACAAATAAATCCTTTCCATTTGTTAAAGTTGTTATTCCAGAAGCAGCACCTGCTTTACCATCTTCCCAAATAGTAATACCTGATCCATTTCCTGGAGAATATGTTACTTTATCACCAGTTTTTAACTCATGATTTGGAATATACATCTGTTTGGAATAAACAAATAGTTCAGTTAATCCAACACCAGGATTAGAAAATACAAGAGTACTACCAATTCCTACTCCACCTAAAGTAGATACACCAACTGATTCTTGTGGTTCAAAGTATAGTTGTTTGTTAATTCTATATTGATAAGTAGAAGTAAATCCACTATTAACAATAAGCTTTCTAGGATGTTCTAAAATTTCTGAAGTGATTGTATGAGAAACTCCAGTAACACCATTTACACCTCTTAACACTCTAATTCTTGAATTTGCTCGATCTACATTTAATACTTTTATAGTTTCTGTTCCTATTCCAAGAATATCATTTGATCTAATAGTTGGGAATGTTAAATCACCCAAAACATCAAAATGAGTGACAATACCAGTTGCACCATCAGTTCCTATTGCAACTGAAGTGGTTCCTACTCCTGCTACAAATAACTTATTAGAACTAATACCAACATTATAAGTTCCTTCAATATTTGATGATGTTGTTGATAATCCAGTTACATTGATAAGATCATTATTAGTCCAATTAATAGGTTCATCTATTATAGCTGTGTATTGATCATTTTGAGGACCAGGATAAAACTCAAAACCTGTCATAGTGCTAGTAGCAACACTTACACTAGTAACATCTTTACCCTTAAGTCTGGAAACATTAGCAGCAGCTCCACCACCACTAGTGCCTTTATTATTGAATATTACTTTATCACCTACTTTATAATTTCTTCCACCTGTTATAATCCCCACACTTTGAATAGTTCCTGGTTGAGTTCCTTTTATGTCTATTGTTTGTTTTAAACTATCTGGAATGGGTATATATGGATATCTAGTATCACCTTCAATTAGATTATAAGGTGTGGTATTTCTATACCAATCATATTCCTCTAAAAGATAATCATCTTGATTAGAATATTGAGTAAAATTAAATGGATCAGGTGATGATTGATAACATTTACCTATAAGATATGGGAATGTTGGTAATTTATAACTATTAAACTGACCACCCTGTTCAGCACCAGAATTACTTAAAGTTGCAAAATAAGCATATACTCCATTTGGGAATTGTGGTGTAACACAAAATCTTCCATTATTCTTATCTAAAACAGTCTCATCTGTTTTTTCTCTAAATGTATAATCTTCAACAAAGAATCCTGGTCCAAAAACTGTTAAAGGTGGTCTATTTTCTTTAAGAGCTGCTTCTTCAACATATCCAGATTTCATTTGAACTACAGATCCACCTTCCCTTTTAACATATCCATAAGGACCATAAATTGGATTTCCATCATATGCCCATCCGATAATTGGAGAATGGTCTGCAGATTCAACTTCTTGACCATTAACTCTCTTCAAATCAGGTTGTCCATATAATGATGTTCCCTCTTGATTAGTTGCATATAAACCTTCTCTAAGTTTTCTGGGAGCATATAAATGAGTATATTGAAGACCATATTTTTTGTTTAATCCATTTACAATAATACCATCATCTGATGTTACCTGTTCTCCTTGATAATATTTTTCAAACAAATTAATAGTCCATTGTTGAATATTAGGACGAAGTTTTACTCCTTCACCAGGTGAAAGAACATCTATTGATACGGCATCTTTTGTATAACCTGAACCTTTTTGTAAAACTTTAACTTCTTCTAAAAGATATCTTACACTTGTTCCAATTCCAACAGTATTAAGAACAGGAGTTAATACTGCCCCAGATCCATCACCATTTATTTGAAGATCTGGAGGGGCAATATAATCTTTACCTTTATTTTCTACAATAACTTCAGTAATAGATCCATTATGAACAATAGGTGTCAATTGAGCATCAACACCAGAAGATAGACTTACATCTGGTTGTCTATTGAAATTAATAATTTCTGATGATCCATATCCAACACCATTATCAGCAAGATGAATTGATGTTACTTCTCCTCTAAATATTGGTTGAACTTTAGCTTCAAAAGTCTCAGCACCTACAGATGTTACACCTACATTACCTGTTATAGTTACAGCAATCTCAGGATAGTTAAATTGATGTGTTCCAACACCAATACTTGTTAAAGGACGATATTGTTTAGTTCTATAATAGAAATCCTTTGCAGTAGTTCCAACACCAACACTTGTTAAGTGAAAATTATCTTTATCAACAAAACAAACATAGTAATCTGTAGCAGTTGTTAATCCAGCAATAGGAGTTCCTGTGCATGTATAGTTTACAATTTCTCCATCTTTATAATCATGATTTACAATTTTTATTTGATCTAAAGATGTAGTAATACCTGCAGGTTGAACGGTTCTCTTTTTATTTTCATAACCTGTTCCTGAATCAATTACATTAATAGATTCAATTATTGATTTTTTACTAGTAGCTTTTATAAATTGTGTTCCTGAACCACGAGAGGTTAAAACAACTGTATTAATTCCAGCAAGAGCACCAGCCTCTGTTGTATGAAGTCTTATTGTAGTGCCTCCAGAACCGACTACAGAGGCATGGTAAGCGGCACTAGTAGTCAAACCACCCACCGACTCCTGATTATCTGTTACATAGATAACTTGCTCACCATTAGTAAATTTATGGTAAGTGCTAAATCCAATTGTAGATGGTAAAGTTCCTGTGGTTCCTAATCCTACTTTTTCTGAAGATGCTGTAAAAGGAACAGAATGATCCACACTCTGCATGTTTATTTCAGCAAAAGCATCTTGCCCATTTCCACCAGTAATTTTTATTGTAGGTTTCTGCTCATATCCAAAACCAGGATCTATAATTCTAATACTTTTTAAAGATCCCTTAACAGCAACAAATCCTGTAGCACCTGTTCCAACATTATCCGTTATTTTAGTAATAGGTGGATTTATTACATCATAGTTAGATCCTGGAGCAAGAATATCTATACTTTCTAATTTTCCATAATAAACTTTTTCATAAGATTTATAATTTAAAATTTCTACACCATTTACTAGAATGCCAGTAGATCCAGGAGTAGTTTCAGTAATTGTTCCTGTATTGATAGGTAGTGTAATTACTCTTGCTAGTTTTTGAGATTCTAAAGTTTCTCCATTAAAACTAAAAGGTTCAATTCTATTATCTGTCGCAACACCAGTTCTTGTGCCATCATTATCAAGGTTTATAAAGTTTCCATTATAAAGGTCTGGCCTACTTTTTGCTAATTTAATTTTATTAGCATCTACCCTCTGAATGAAATAAAGACCTTCATCCGTTAAAGATGATTTGATGACAAAATTATCAAGTTTAGTACCACTGGTAGGGTCTACATACACATCATTCACTATCTGTGGTGTATAATAAACAGCATCTCCAGTATAGAATCCATGATCAAAAATAGGAACACCAACTGGAGTAGTAGCATCAGCAATTATATCCCATGTGTCTCCAGTAAAGTTTCCATTAAATATAATTCTATTAGCATTTACACCAAGAGATGATGAATCATATGATGGAATAGATGGAGATGTTATTAATAATTTTCCTGTTCCTCTTTCTTCATAAACATTTTGAACATCTGAAGAAAATCTTGCAGCTTCTGGGAAGTTAAGTGCATTTGCTTTAGATAGTTTTCTTTCAATTACATATGGATTATCTTCTAAGTAATCAGTAACATCAATTTCTCCCTGCTCCTTTAATATAAAAGATTTTGAAGAAGTGATTTGACTTATAATAGAAGCAGGAAGAGAAGTCTTTTCTCCTTGAGAACGAGAAATAACAGCTCTATCTCCAACTTTAAATTCATGATCAACATCAGTAAAGACTTCATATGTAAAGTCTGAAACGTCTATTAATCCTATTTTTTTTACTTTATAAGTTGGTGTAACATTATATGACCAACCACTCAATTTGTACCCAGTATCACCAATTCCTAAAGTTTTAATTTTTATATCATCACCATTTCCATAAAGACAATTTGCATTTGAATATTCAACATTGTTTATAACACTAGTAATTCTTACCTCAATTTTTTCATCTGGATCAACAACAGAACTTCCATATGCAAATGTATTGATACCAACTACTGTTGCACTATCAATAGTTTTACCAATTCCACTCAATCCGAAAAATTGAGTTAGATTTTTAGAAGTATATGAACTTATTCCTACAGTATTATCACTATACCTGAAGTGTAATTCACCTTCAGTTGCAAATCCAACTGTAGAGTCAACATCAAAAATAGTAGAACCTGCTGAAATTCCACCAACTAGTCTAGTTCTAGGTGAAATCTCAAATGTACCATAAGTAGCACCTTCTACCCTTGAGTCTCTATTATATCCAGCATCTACACTAAATTTATAGTAAGTTTCTCCAACACCAACAGCAATTTTTTCTACATGTGTTATAGGAGCATATGCTTTATCAATATTAGCACCATATTCATCTTGGAACAAAGTTGATAATTCCAAATTCATGGGATTACCTTCAATTGCTTGAACTACAAAATCTTTAGTGACTTTATAATTGGCATTAGAAGGGGTAAAGAGAAAATCACGAGGTCTTATGATATTCACATCCTCATTATATAAAGATTTGAATAAAATTTCAAAACCCCTATCAGTTCCCTTACTTAGATAGAAATCTTTTGACTGTTTTATAAAAACTTCCTGATCCAAATCAGAGGTAAGTTGTCTTCCTTCTAATCCTGGTGTAATTTGATATTTTGTCTTCTTTAAAAATTCTTTAAGGAATAAACAACTTAAATTTTCTATTGTTGATCCTTTAGCATGTTCATCAGCTTCTGTAGTTTCAAAAACTAACTCTTCAGAACTAGTGGCACTCTTATACGAAGTAATACCACTAAATCCTCTAATACAACCAGTAAACCCAAAAGTTGTTATTCCAGTATATGTAATAATCTCATCATTAATTTTTAATAAACCATAAGAATCTGGAAAACCCAGAGTTCCTGTAGGGAAGTTTTGCATATCAACATCAATTGCATCACTAGAAATACCAACTGTTGCACCCAATCCAACAGAATATGTAAGATTAGTGAGATTATCTACTTTTACATATTGATCAATATTTTGAACTAAATCAATTGGACCACCTTCATATTCTTGCCCTTGATAATAAGATTTTAAAAATTCAGCAACTAATGGGTAATCTGATTTTACATATCCAGGCAATTGGTTCTGGACAATGTTATTAAACTGTACTCTTTTTGTTGTCATTTTATAGTCTTTCTATCTTAGTAGGATGAAGATGCTGATGTAGATGATGTAGAACTACCACCTGTAGTAGTTGTGGCTCTAGTTGATGTGCTTGGAACCGAAGTTGTTGGTGTAGTTGTTCGACTGTTACGTCCTCCAGAACGAACTAAATTACCATTAGCATAACTGGTAGATGTAATATAATTAGAACCAGAAGGATCTAATCCTGAAGATATTTCATCAACTACGGTTTCAAACGTACTGTTATTAATATCTAGCTGTAAATAAAGATCCTGCAATCCAATGACATCATTAGACATAGGACATGCAGAAATTTCAATAACAGTTTGACCATCTTTAATCATTCCAGATTGAATATTAACTGGATTTAGAGTAATAATTCCATCTTTATAATTAATAGTTCCAACGTTTCTTCTGACAATAGTAGGAGATTGTGAGGCTTCTGATGGAACAGTAAATAAAAATAGTGATCCATTAATTCTATTTGTGTTTGGAATATCAGATATATAAACATCATCCATAATACCAGCAACTCTAAATGCTGATGATTTAATATTATATCCACTCATACTCTTAATATGGAATTCATTACCAAAACCAATTTGATATTCAGCAAAAGCATTTAATACTGCTCTTATATCTCTTCTTATATAAATGGTCGTAATATTAGATGTAATCGATTCATTACTTTGATCAATAATATTCAAAAACTTACTATACTTAAATCTAGCACCATACTTATTCATCTCTGAAGATTCTGCATACTTCATAGAGTTACTCTGTACAACAGAGGATACATATGCTGCAGAAGGTGCAAGATTACTGTTATAATAGATTTTTGAGTTAACTTCAATATAAAGATATTTCAAATCAAGTATTTCTGGAATAATTCCTGCTACTGCATACTTCTTCAATTTCAATTTTATCTGTTCTTTGATTAAATTTGGTAAAAAGTCACCAGTTTTTGGTTTTATGCTAATAAAGACCTTTCCATATTGAGGTGGAATTAAATCTTCACCTCCAAAAACGGAAATTGACTCAGTTTCAGGATAAATTCTTGATGGAATCAAAGATTCATAGTCATTTGAGGTAACTGCCCTGTTTTGAGATGAATAAATCCTTGGAGCGAACTTTCTAACCGACTCAACAGACTCAATTGTCTCTCCACCCGATGCAGTTAATCCAGTTGTCATCAAAGAGATGCCAGAACTGATTGTATATGACTGAGCATTACGTGTATATTGAATTCTACCTGCAAAATTGAATGAATTCAACCCATTTGCAGCATCTCCACTAGAAGTGATGTAATCTATTGTAATAAAATTACCATCTTCAAGTGCTTTTCCAAAAATTCCATCTCCAAAGAATATTTGATATCTTTCATCTTCAATTTCTTGTAAATAATAAACTTTTGACTCAGATTTTACGTCAAAAAGACTATTTTGTGAACTATATTTGGTTTCTGTGGTAGATGCTTCGTTTGGTCTTACAGAAACGGTCATTAAATCAGTATCAACACCAATATTTGGTATTACAAACTTCTGATTTGGAACTCTTGAGGAATATGTGAAGGTTTGGGTTAAAAGTGTGCCTTCAAAAACCTCTACCTCGTTAAATTCTGCAATTCCATTCACAACTGGAACTGTAATATCACTTAAAATTGAAAAAACATAGGAAGAACCACCAAAAGGACTTGAAGATGCTGCCACAGGACCCTTTTTAAGGGTTAAAGAAGCAGGTGCAGGTATAATTCCCTCCGTATTCACAAAGAAGGACACTGTTGCCCTTGCTGCTTGCCTTGGACGAGGCACATAACCTATGTTTCTTGCTAAAGATATGACGTTTTCTCTTAATGTAGCAGTATCAATGAACACCTCATTGGTGATCATGTTTGCATTGTATGATGTAATGTAGGTATTATATGCCAAAACGTCCAAAATCGTTGAAAGATTAGACCCTTCAAAGTCATAATCGGTAAAATTAGAGTTTGATTTTAGATAATCTTGTAAAGTTATCTTAACTTGGTCAAAATCCAAGTTACTAAAGTTAGCTAATGGCATTTTTATCTACTTGATTGCAAAACAAATTGTAATTCTTGTGCTGGAACGTTCCTTCCTATAATTTCATATGTTATAGTTACATCAAAACTGTTGTTTTCAAAGTTTGGATCTGCTAAAACATCAATCACTTGCACCCTATCTTCATAAGTTTCTATAGATTCACGTATTTCATCAACAATAATAGTGCCAGTAATGTCATCTATGTTCTCAAAAAGAGATTCAGTTATCCTTGAACCAAAAGATGCATTAAAAAACTTCTCTCCAGGTAATGTAAATACAATATTTCGTATAGAACGTGCAATTGCATTCTCATTTTTGAGTGCAATAAGGTCATCATTCAGTGGATTAGACTGAAATGTCATGCTAATGTCTTTAAATCCTTGACTAACTCGTTCTAGAGGCACACTAATAGAGCAATTATTGTTTATTTATTAAGGATTGTTTACAACTATTCTGTAAGAGTTAACGAATCTACTTCATAATCCAATCCATCGTCTTCAAAATCCCCAAATATCTCACTTTGCACCAATTCATCACGTTTTTTAGGTGTAAGATGGTCGTTAGATACCTCTCTTAACATTTTTTTCTTGGAATTTTCCATATTTTTTCAATATTTTTACTATTTAACATAAAAAAAAGAGGGTCTTTACCCTCTTTTATCTTTTTCCTTGTCCTCGGTACGCTTTTTTTGCTTTATTACGAGACGTTGCGGAAAGTAGTGTTCGAGCCGAGCAGCCTTGACGAGTTTTTTTCGGACGAGGAAGTTTGTAACTCCCATCTTTTATCCCTGATAGCATTGGCATTAGTTAGTTTCCTCCAATTTACGTTGAACTGATTCTGGTGTTGCTTTTATTCTGTAGTCAACTCCATCCCTACGAGAAAGTTCGGTGAGGATCTCTGCTGAAAGATCCCATAACTCCTCTGTCTTGAGTTGGGTATTTACCGACATTTTAAATAACCCTTGTTTTTTCATGTCCTACACGTATGCGAGGGTCACACCATGTCTCTATACCCATCTCTTTTGCATCTAGGCAGAAAGACACGTCCTCACCACACATGTCCTGAACTGCACCTGACTCAAAGACTTGCATCTTAGGAGCAAACCAAGGATATTGCATGTCCTCGAAAACTCCCTTCTTAATTAACACCCATCCAAAACCTGTATAGTCAACTGTGAAAGGCTTGTTGCGTTTGCCCATTGATTCAACAGTCTCATGATTCATAACACCACCGTTCTTACGGAAGTCTTCTTCTTCTAACCAGTGTGCAACTGAGGTAGTATGTCCATCCTCTGTAGCATACCAGCCTGCTGCGATCTTTCTTTCCTCACCTTCAGCAGGAATGGCAAGATCAGCAAGCTGCCAGAACTTCTCTACATTAAACACAATGTCATTATCAATCCATAACTGATAATCATACTGTAACTTACCATCCCAAGGTTTCTGATCAGCACCACGAAGAACATTTGCTCCAAGACACTTACAACGTGCAAAGTTCACCATAGAAGAGTAATCTTGTGATATCTGAATACTCATTCCAGATTGAACCATATCAAAGGATAGTTGTACAAAATTCTTTAAGAAGGTATATGAACATCCTCTACCAGGTAAACAAAATACTATTGTCTTTCCTTTCCATCTCTCCTTGATTGCAGGAATGTCCCACTTGGGTTCATCTTTCTTCGGAGACTTTGCTTTAACAGTAAATCCTTTTGCCATAACCTTTAGTTACCTTCATTTCAATTATACAGTGTTATTATCTATATGTCAACATTTTAGTATGAATCTTCTCCTGGTGGTTCTATTGCAATTCTGATCGGTCCTCCGACACCCACTGTGGGGGCTGCCTTCTCAAACGACAAGTCACTCTCAGTATAATCAGTCTTCAACAACCCTACCATTACATTCAACAACTCCCATGTCTCCTCAAACTCGTCTTGTTTTAAATTATGGTATATACACCGATCCTTCACGTAGATATGGTATGTGGTTATATTACTTAAATCTTCAAGGGGCATTTTTACTTGGGGGATTTTTTTATATATGAATCCTAAAAAAGGTCAAAAAATTTTTTCGGGATTTTTTTATATACAACTCGCACGAACCCACTTTTGTAGGTTAGGGACTTTTACTTTTTTATAAACGCAACGCCCGCATCGGGCATAACACCGAGGGGGCAAAATCACTGTCAATAACTGTTATAAACCATTATAATATTACATGAGGTTTATGTCAACAACTGTGTAAACACTATGTTATATAAACCCCACGCATATTCGCACAGTTAAGTTATAAGAACTGTGTATAACGGTTTGTGTTAGTTATAATGCTGTATCTTGCACCTCCACAATATCATCGAGGACTGCCAAGATTTCATCACCATTGTTTGCATTATCTAATAGAAATTCTGCAAAGGTTTGTGATACTGGGCGAACGGAATTTGCCATCTTAAATGTTAGTAACTGTGTGGGAGTGATCCCTATACATTACTAGGACAATTTACTCGCTTCAGTTATAATAACTCAGTGGGCAATCTATCTCCTCAATGTAACAATCAAGGTCTTCATTTTCTTCAATTTGTAATACTTTCCTCCAATCAATTTGCCGTGGGTTAAAGTCATCTAGCACGTCTAATTCCAGTGTTATTCTATACTTACTCTTCTGTCCATAATAGTTAGAAACTGTCATGAGATTAGACGGTAGTTGTGTATACTTTATTATAATACTTCTGTGGAAAAGTGTCAAGTATTATGACCATATTTATACAGAAATCTTTATATTTTAATAATTGTAATATCCCTACAAAGTATAAACGAGGGATTGACAATTAAACCGAGTTCGTGTTATACTCTGCTCGGTAAGATCACTATAAAATCAACACTTTATTCCACAATATTTCCACACTAACTAACAACAATTCCACACGTTTTCCACTCTATTGTTTATACTTTTCAACATACTTGTGGAAAAGAGATATATTTAACGACCCTATTTATTAGACCATTTTTAAACCTTTTTAAAGCATATTTGCATCATTAAGTAATAGTTTTCCACAGAAATACCCCTAAGTTGTGGAAAACTAAGGGGTAACGATTGTGTTCTAGTTAGTGTTACTTAGTAGGACAAATAGCACTCTTCCTAGTATAATAAAGAAGACGAAGTTTGCCACCTTTGATAACATTTTAGTGACTGTAATCATCTTCCTTGATTACCTACTACTACCTCCGATTTAACGTCAATTTGTTTAAACAATTCAATGATCTTTTCTGCTTTTGAATATGTTTCAAATGACATATATTTGCATTTGATTGTATTAGGAAACCAGTAACGAATA